TTTTCGTAGTTAAAGACTCTGGCGAAATAGTATATTCAGATGTAGAGAATCCGATATTCAATGTACGAGAACGAACTGCAAGAAGAAAAAACAAGCTACTGCAAAGACTGCTATTAACTCCTGAGTCCAAGGCTAGATTCAAACTAGACTCTCAGAAGCAGAAGAAGAAAGATACTAAGAGTATAATAGATAGTGCAGAACTTAAAGTAAAGAAATACTTGCAGGATATCGATGATGGCTCAACCGGATAGTAGTTCCAATAATACCAATAATCCATCTGCAGCATTACTGCAACAATCTAGAACATCTCATAACGAGCGTACTGCTCTATTAGATATTAAGTATAATGTCGGTCAGTTTATTCAATATACTGATCATGCTGGTAAAATTCAATATGTAGTTAAGAATGCTCCTGGCGAGTTTATGGATCTTAGAACTATGCAACCAGTTCCATTGGGATCCGTTGTTGGAGAACTTCTAAAAGGAGCAGTCGTTAGTAGAACGCAGATTCAAAACGTTATTCAAAACGATCCTACTATTTTACTAAAAGACTTTAAGAAACGTAATCTTATTATTGACTTCGAAACAGCTTTTGTCAAAGATGTGAAGAAGATGGAACTATCAGATATTTATTCAGTATCTGCTGGTGGAAGAAGTGCTCATGATATAGGTAGATATACTGGAGCCGACTATTATGTAACAGATATCTTTCATGAAATGATGGGAGATAATGCAGAGCAAAGTCGACATGCTTTTAATAAGTTTGGAATGATGTCTGAAAATATTAAGGCAGGATACTTTAAAAGATTTAGTAAATTAAAAGGTTCTGCAGGACTTTCTCCAATTGAATTAGCTGATATCAATGAAGCTAAGACTATGGCAGATATGATTACTAAGCAAGGAGCCTTTACTAAGATATTAAAACATATAGAGAACACTAAAGCTCCTATTGAATTAAGTGCAGGAGACATTGGATTACCAATAGCTAATAATGAAGAATATAAACTTGCTATTGGTCGTGGAGAATATGCACAAGACTTTGTACATGGTGCACTTGGAGTAAAGGATAGGGTTACATTTGGATCTTTTAATCCAGCAGGTATAGACAAATGGGCTAGCGATGTAATTGGTAAATATTCTAAAAATCCAGCTTCAGTAGATATGATTGACTTGCGAGGATATGAACTTTTTAGAAATTCATTGTTGTTTCCCAATCTTACTCAAAATATGACTGCTACTCTTGGTCCTGCAATGAATGATATTGCACATAGACTACGTTTATCAGATAAGCAAACTAAAGCTTTTCTAGAGATGGGAGAAAAGGGAATTGGATCTTTTAGTAGAAAAGCAACTACTGCTGAAGCATTTCACGAAACAATGCGATATGCTACTCATGGTAATACCAATAGTGGTTTCCAGGCACAGAGTCACGAATCTTTAAATGATATTAGAGAACACGGTAAAGTTTTGGAAATGGGAGATAATCTAACAAAGCTTGCTACTCAAGAAAGAATTAATCCATCGCTTCAATATCATTCTCCAAGATCACGAATATTAATTGGTACAATGAGATATATGCAAGCAGTGGCATCTGCTGAAGCATCGGAGTTAGCTGGAGTAGTTCCTAAATCTCAATTAATAAAACAAGGATTAATGAGATTTGATCAAGGCATTAATTATAATAACCTTGAGAAAATTGTATCTACTAATATAGAATCTACTATGGCAATTAGAACTGAGAAAGGTTTTCTACAGTCTAATGTAAAACAATTTGGTGGTGGAACAATATCTCAATTATTAGGAGGATCTTTTTTAGTAGCAGGTATTCATGCTAGCGTTAGAAAAATAAAAGAACGCTTTACTGAAACTAGAGAAAATAATATGGAAGGTCTTAGTCATAATTCTATTATGACTAATATGCAACGTCTAATCAATACTGACTTCGGATCGGGATTACAAGGTATGTTTGATGTTGCTAAAGGAAGCGCAAAGATATTAACGCAGATTTTTAGAAATCAAATTAAAAATCCATCTGGTAGTGGACGAATAATAAAAAATCATTTAAGTGGAATAAACAAAACTATTCAAGAAGGTAGAAAGGCACATGGTACATTTCTTGAGATGTTAAAGAATCCAGAAAGAATGCAGGATTTAACTACTAAAATATTTGGACCAGAAGATGGTCACATAGTACGTTTAATTGATGAACTTCATGATAAAGAAAAGATTAGCAGAGTTACTAGGGATACTCTTGAAAAAGCTAATACAAAAATAAGAGATGTATTTTTTGATTACTCAGAGATGATAGGTCAAAAGTCTGCTGATAAAACTTTAGGAAATACTATTAAAGATGCCTTCTCATCTATGGTTGCTAGCAGAGGTAAGGATGGAAAGTTTAAATTAAAACCAACTGGTTGGGCATTAGGCGCTGGTGCATTTGGAGCATTAGGTCTAATGTTAACTAGAGGATCATACGATCCAGAATTAGCCGCTGTTCCTATTCAAAATCCTTATACCCAAGATAAGTTAAGATATGCAGAAAGAACTAGACCTAAACGACAACAGTTTGTTCAAGATATGCAAAATGCACAAAGAGAGGGTATTGGATTACAATCTCAACAACGTCAGCAACAAAGATATTCAAAGACAGACTTTGGTTCTCCAATATCGCAAGGACTTGATGTAACTATGCGAGTTGCAAAAAGAATCGCAACTAATGCTTCTAGAGTAACTGGAAAAATAGAACAAACTTTTGAGGATATAGCAACAAGAATATCTTCCAAGGATACTTCTATTGCTAGTAATCCAACTAGAGCATTTACAGATATGCCAACAAAAATAAATCCAAAAGAATATAGTACTGGACCAAGATTATCTGAAAAGCAAAGTAGAAATAAAGCACTACAATTTAAGAATAAGCTAGAAGGAAAGAAAGGAGCAATACAAGAGTTTATTAGTAAGCCTGAAAATATATCTAGTGCCAAAGCTACTAGAAATAAAAAGCAGTTGAAAGCTTTTAATTATAAACAATATCCTCATTATCTGAAACGATATGGAAATGCTATTACACTAGATGGTCCAGAAATAAATCCAAATTTATTAACTGGAGCTAGAACTCAAGTAAGATCTCGTGGAAAATTAACTAGTGAAAAAGTAGCACCTCCAATTAAAAGTCATGCTAAAAAGGTAAGTAGAAATATATCAAAATCTAGTACCAAAAATAGTTCTAATATGGAAGTTAAGGTTCCAATATCTAATAGAGATATTTCTACAGTTCCAAATGCTGAAGCAAAAGCTAGACATTTTGTAGATACTGAATCTAGAAAACCTAATATAAATAAAGTAGATATACATGATGTAAATAAAGGAATGAGAGATCCTACTACTGGTAAAGTTCAATTACCTGATAATGCTGAAAATATTATTGATAATGCTTCCAGACAAGCTGCTAGAAATAATCCAGCAGCACATAGAATACATGGTGAAACTGAAAATAGATATGGTCATATCGCAGACTCGCATTCAGTAAAACGACATACTCCTTCAGATGCTAAGATGCTTCAGATGCAGTATGGTAGACCAACTGATAGAGCATATTTAAAAGGAGGCAAATATACTTCTACGAGAGCTATTAATTCAGAATCATTAGATCCTAGACCAACTATAATTAAACAAAGTGGAATATCTAAAACACCAGATGATTATCCAATAGTACATAAAGGAAGATATACAGAAGAAGATGCGTTTGCTTTTAAACAAACTAGCTTAAGATCAAATATAGATTCACTTCATACAATTAATGATGGAATAACTATTCAAATGACTAGACCTCCTAGATGGTCTGGAAATAAGGTTAATTATGGCTCTTCTAAAATGCCATATATTCCATTAGTTGGAGTGGATCCAAGGTTAACGCTACCCTTATAATATGCTATAATTTATTAGGAGAAAACAATGGGTATTTATGGTAGAATGTTTAGTGGTACTCTAAAAGCTTCCAAAGCTTTATTTAAGAATGAAGGTACTCGCGCAGGAAAGCTTAAAAATCTTGCTATTGCATCTGCTGGTTTTCTTGGTGCTACTGCAATGTATAAAGCTACCTTTGGAAATAGAAAGCAGCGCAATCAAATGAAAGAAGATTTAGCAGATAGAAGAAATAGACTGTTTAACAGGTAGGTGAAATATGATAGGAACTTTTTTAGGAGCAGCGGCACTTACTGGAGGACGAGGCGGACTTATGGGAATAGGTGCTATTGGCGGAATAGGTTTCGCAGCATCTAAGGCATTTAATGTATTAAATAATGGAATGTCAGTTGGAGGAACTCCTATTATAAATCCTTTCAACTTTCCACGAGCAGGTGCGTCTACTGCATATGGTAAAAGAGGTATAGATGCAAATAATTTAAATACCCAGAATCTTACGCAGCAACTATATCAGAACCGTCGTAAATTTTAAGGATAAGTTTTGACAGACATTCTTTCTTTATTAGGCGGAGGAATACTAGAGAACACTGTTAGAGGTGGCGTAGTAGCTCCAGCTTCCGCTTTCTTTTCTCTTAAGCATCCTGGAAGAACTTTATTAGGATCTACTCTATCTCCATATTTTACTGGAGTAGAAGCAGATCAGTATTTAGAAGACACTAATTATATATACGATCCAGCATATAGAGATGCAAGCAAAGAAGCTGCATTAGATGCTATATCCTCTGCACCATCTAATCTTTTTTCTAAAGCAGTAAAAGCCCAGTTATTTTTTAATGGTCCTAGTAAACTATTCGACCTTATGCAAGGTAAGTCTACTAGTGGAATTATTGGCTTAAGATCAGTTTTCTCTGGAACTAAGTCTGCATGGAAAGGTAGAGCACTTGGTCTTGGTTTTGGAACAATGGCATTTGGTCCAATTGGTGGACTATTAGCATCTCCTATTATATCTAGTGGACTTAGAGGAAGTTATGGTAAAGGAGGAAGAGGCGGAGTTGCTGGTGCCATTGAGCGCGTATTCGATATGCGAAGCGGACAACTATCAGGAGGATTTAGATCTCAAGTAAATATAAACGTACAAAGTATTAATAGATTAACTCGCAATACTAAATATGGCATAGGAAATATGTCCCAAGATAGCGAGTTTCTTCAAGGAAAAAGATATAGTCAAAGAAGTCCTAAATCGTTAAAGAAATTATGGAATAGAAATATGACTACTGGATGGAGAGAAAATCCATCTGGAATTGTTTATAATACAAGACAAATTGAAGGTCGTCTTGCACAAAATAGAACGAACACTGCACAGAAACTTAGATATAAGGGAATTACTCAACGAGAAGATATTGTAACTGGGGAAAGAACAGTAAGTAATTCTTTATCATTAAATATAAATCCATTAATAGATAAAGCTCGATTTGGATTCAATAGTATTCCAAACAAAATATTAAGCCAAAGCTCAATATCTAGTATATATGGTGACTTGTATTCTGACGCTATGGCGGAAGTTAATAATACAGGAAGATTTAATCCTAAGGGAGCTACTTCTAGATGGGGAAAATGGAATCAAGAATTTGATGGTAGAACACTTGGTCCTACTGGAAAATGGACTCGTCATCATAAAGGAATTTTCTCTAATGAATCCTATAAAATAGGAGATGCTCTTAAAAATTTACATGCATCTAATGCTGCATTAGTGGGATTAGCAGGAGGATTTACAGGAAGAGAAATACAGGGACTATTAGGTGGAAGACTATCACAATTAACTGGTTTTTCTGCATTTAATGTTTTATTTAGAGCAAGTAGTTCTAAATATATGAATCGCCTTTCTTATAACGTTGCTAATATGAATCAATTTATATCTACTAAAGTATCAAACGTTGAAAGAGATGCAGTTGCTTATTCAGCAAAAGGTGCATTAGGAGCAGCTAAATATACTGAAGATGAACTCAAAGTTTTATTAGGTTCTAATGATGCAAGAGTAGCAAAATATGGAAAAACTCTTGAAGCAGAACTAGTAGAGTCTACTAGAACTACTACTCAGCAATCAATGCTTAGAAATAAGTTTAATCTTGCTAATGCTCCAAAAGTTTCAACTGGAGGAATATTAGCTAAAGCAAGTTTAATTGGATTATCACAAGCAGCTCGCGCGATGTATATTTATCAGGGTGCTAAAAGTATAGCATCTGCTGGAGTAGATCAGGTAATAGGAACTCTTAGAAACGTGGCGGCAGTTACTCGTAATATTGGAAGAATGGAATTTGGAACCGGTAGAACATTAGAGACAGCAATGGCATCGACTGAAAGATCGCGTGCAATGTCTGCAATACAAAGCATTGGAATAAGTGCTAGATCATATCTTGGTAGAGAAGCTCAAATAATGAGTTCTTACTAATAAGAATAACTTCATGGCGGAAGCTAGATTAACATTAAAAGATTTAGAAGCTCTTAAAATTCATCTTACTGAAGATGAGTATTTAACACTTCTATATAAGAACTATCCATCATTATGGATAGAGGAATACATTCCTGATCCAGTTAGTCTAGACAAAAACTGTAAGCTACGAGACTATCAAGTTAAGATCGTTAATGGAAGTAGCAAAAAGAAGATATTACGACTAGGTAGACAGTTAGGAAAAAGTTTTACTATACAGGCTCTTATTCTTTATTATGGCTGTACGATGCCTAATGCAAAGATACTTGTAATTGGACCACAAAAGATTCACGTTGAAAATATCTTTGATGAAATATTAAATCTATCAACTGCCAGCGATTATTTAAAATCTCAGATTAAAGGAAGTACTAAACAGCCTAGAAGAATTAACTTTATTAATGGCGCGGTAGTTAAAGGCTTTACTACTGGTGAAGATAGTGGTGGAAAGGGATTATCAATTCGAGGACAGACAGCTAATATAATATTTATTGACGAAGCAGATTATATTAATGATGAGGTTATGGCAAACGTTGTAATGCCAACCCAAAACTCATTTAAAGATCCCATAACATTCTTATCGTCTACTCCTACTGGTAGAAGAAGCTATTATAGAAATCAATGGGATAGTGGTTTCTATCAAACCTTTCATGTACCATCTAATAAAAGTCCAGCTTGGTCAAAAGAAAAAGAAGCTGAAATTAGAGCAGGTACTACTAGACTTGGTTATCTACATGAGTATGATGCTGAATGGGGTGACCAAGAAGAAGGTGTATTTAGCAAGGAAGATTTAAAAACAGCAGCTAAACTATCTGAGTTAGTATTTAAAGATGCGCGAGCAGCTGAAGGCATTAAGAAACAGTATTCTTATTCTGATGAGAAATCTGTTCTAGATGATTTAATAAAGCCTAGAAAACGAGTACTAGGAGTAGACTGGAATAAGTCTCCTAATGGAACTAGATTAATATGGTGTGATTTTGACGAGAACCATAACTGTTATATACGTGGAAAGTGGAAAATAGATACTGCTGAATTTACTCAGAATACTGCCATGAATAAGATTATAGAATTGCATGCTGAAATAGGATTTGATTTTATCATGGTAGACGTTGGATATGGTTCAGTGCAATTAGAAGATATGCACTTATATGGTTTGCGTAATCCTGGCTCAAGAATGGATAAAGTAGTAAAGCCCGTAGCAACTGATAGTACTATTGAAATTACTGATATAGCTACTGGTGAAAAACGAAAAACTTTCGTAAAGAACTTTATTGTAGAAAGCTCAGTTAGATTTATGGAACAAAATAGAATACGATTTCCAGTAGAAGAAAATCTTAACGAAGATACCAAAGGTTCAAAGAAAGCCAAGGATTCCAAGTATTCTCTAGCAGACGCTCTAAGTGAATATGTTATAGAGAAATATACTTCTAATGGGCGTCCTGTATATGGTTGTAATTTAGAAGACCATGATATAGACGCATTTATGTTTACTATATATGGTTATCTTACAGAAGTTATTAAGACTCAGAACCTTTGGGAAAAAATGCCTAAAGCTAAAATAAGAACTACCTCATATGATAAGATAATTAAAAATAGATTTAAATCAGAATCTTCAGATGATGACGATGATATGGTAAATTCCAAACAAGGAGAGAAACCTATTAATCCTCCTAGAATGTTTGCCGAAACTTCTGGTTACTATGGAACATATGCGGAATCAAATGGCGGACCATCAAGAATAATTAATCGAACAAAAATAAGACGAAGCTCTTCTAGATTTGGTGTAAGTCATACTAAAATAATTAAGGGCGGAATATCAAGAAGGATACGATAATGTCAAGAAAAAAGAACTCTAATACATATGTGCCAAATGCAGGAGGTGATCCTAAATCTAGCGTTAACTATCAAGGATTTATTCCAGAACCACCTAAAGATCAAGCAATACCAAGATCAGCACCTATATATCCAACTATTGCTCCGCCTAAAGTAACTATTGAGGAAGAGGAACAATTACGTCTAGCAAAGCTTGCAAATGAAGTTGAGATGGAACCTTTTGAGTTTCATCAGCTAGCTTTAGAAACATTAAAGAAAGCAGAATTAGTAAATGCTCGTATCGATGCAGTTGCAGAAATAGTTAAGCTTGAACCTATTGATATAAAACTAGATGAACCATATGCAGAACTAGGAAATAAATTAATTGGCACTGATATAGTTAATAATGAAAGCGTAGAATGTCTTCTCAAAATTGCAGGATATGAACCTCTTGCAAAAGCATATGAAGATACCGATCCATTTAGTGAGCCAATGGATGTATTAAATAAAGCATATTCTCAAGATAAGCTTGATGAAGCTTTTCCAAAAAGCAAAATTAAATTAATGTTAATGCTTCTTAAGATAGTATCTGAAGTATTAATCAAAATGATCTTTGGTAAACTTTGCGCGGAAACTAGAAAAATATCATATAACGATACCTTTGCTACTCTTTCTCTAGGTTTATCAATTCCTATTTGGAAATGGTTAATTAAGAAGCCTTTAAATTTAAGTGCAGCTGCTATTTTATTATGGTTAAACGAAACTGTTAGTAGAGATAAACTAAAGAAAAGAATTAGAACTTGGAAAGCTCAACTAGATGATAAAGATAATTTAACTCCTGATAAAGCTAATGCATTACTATCTTTAATAGGTAATGCTGAGAATCTTTTAGATAAACAATCAAAAGATCCTATTGTAGATTTATTTGAAGTATGTAGTGAGACTACTGAGAATGTATTTAATTTTGGAGGACAATTAGAATATATTCTTGCTAGAGGAATAGATGATATTGACGAGTCTCCTATAGTTACAAAAGATCGTTGTAGCGATCCTGAATATGTTCCAACCATAACAGATAAACTTGCTGCTGAACAAATACTTCAGTCTGCTATGGAAAAGGAAATGGGAGCAGAAACTAGTGTAGTAAATAAAAAGCCAAAGACGAATATTGGTGCAACCAATTATCCTTTAAATAGATTAGTTAATCTAAGAAAGTCTCAGCAAGAACTTAAGACATATAGTTTAACTGGTAGTAAATTAGTAGAACGTACTTCGCCTTCTCCTGGATTTTTTGTTACTGATAAAATATCCGCAGAAGTACTTGGATTCTTTGCTAATATAAATGCATTAGCTCAAAGACTTGATGCGAAGGTAACTGGATTTTTATCATTAGAATTTATAGATAAAGATTTTAAACAGTGGCTTTGTTGCGTAGTGCGTCTTCTATATATAATAATTCCTAAAATATATATGGCAGCTGAACAAAGAAAACTTGCTCAAACTAATGGAAAACTTAGTTCAGAAGAAAGAGAATATTTAGATAAGAAACAAAAAGAAATAGATGGAGGAAAAGCCAATCTACAAGAAGGTTTGAACAAAGGAATATTTGGAGTTAATGGAGATAATGATCCAAATGTAGATAAAAGTAAAAAAGCTATGTATAGCGAGTTCCAAAAAGGAAATCTATCTACAGATGATCTTACTGGAAATAAAGCTTATCAAGAAGCCAAGAAATGGGTAATGTTCTTAGATGCAATCATAGTATTGCTTACTTCTAATTTATCTATGAATCTTAATGTTAATCTAAAAATATTTTCAGCAGACTTTATAAAGGCTACTTTAAAAGTTGCTATTGCTGAAGCTGGTTCTTATCTAATGACATATATTCATCATAAGGTAGATGATGGAATAATGAAAGCTGTTCAAAAGATGGAAGCAGAACTTCCAGAAATGAAAATGGCAATAGATATGTGCGAGCCCTTTAAATGGCTAATGAATATTCTCACTTGTTCTATTCAGAATATGTTTGCTAAAATGCAAGAAATATTAGGAACTCTCTGGGCAGATGGAAAGAAGTTTACTGATAGTGTTGAGAGTTCTATTAACATAACAGTTAATAATAAGAGCCTTGGTCTATTTCATAAGCTATTAGAAATGCTTTTAAAATGGGATACTGCTCTTATTAATCTTTGTGCTCTTAATAAGATAACTACTCCACAAGAAGAAGAAGAAATTATTAATAGATTTGCAAAAGATTTTGGTAGTACTGGCAGTACAGTTGGAACTCCGCCACAATCTAATACAGATAATTATGATAAGTTTAAGGAATTGTTAAGTAAGGCGGATCCAGTATTTCATCCAGGTGTTAATCTACAGCTAGATGGTTCTGATCCTTTTGAAAATGGACTGGATGTAAATCCATTAATTAGAAATAGAAAAATACTTCATTTGCAAATGTTAGGATATGATCCTACTATAGAAGCAGAAGGTTCTAGACCAGAAGTAGGAACTCCTCATTCTAATACTCCAGAAGGCGAGATGCGAGAAATAATAAAGGGCTGTGGCGATAGATTTAAGGCTCTTCTGCGTGATAGAGAGCAGGATATTATCAATATTCAGAAGTCTGTTTTCCAATAACAGTTGACGATGCTTAATATAAAATGATACAATTATTTTACCTATCGAGGACTTAATGCCAGGTTTCTTTTCTAATATATTTAGACCAAAAGTTAAATCTCGTGCAGAGATTATTGATAATATAGACGAGATAGTTCGCGAGTCTATAAATCGTTCCGTTACTACTAAACAAATTCCTCAAAAAAGAGGAACCATTATAACTGCAGATAAAGGATTAGTTGTTACTGGTCCATTATCTAATAGTGTAGCAGTTGGTAAATTAAAAAAGACGCTTGCTCCTAATAGAGCAGTTTTACCTTCTGGTATGTTTACTAATCGCTTTAATATGAGCGATTTATATTCTGCCTATATTGGTGAAAATCTAGTTAAGTTTACAATTGATAAATATACCGAAGCTACTATTAGAAGTGGTCATTTCATAAAATCAAAAAATCTAACTGTTATAAAATATTTGCAAAAGAGACTTCGAGAAATAGCATATGTTTCTAAGAGTTCTTTTGATGAATACGTTTCTGATTTTATGACTTCTTTAATGTTATATGGAAACTCATATGCAGTTAAGCATAGACAAAAAGAAGCTTCTTCAGGAAGACCATATGTAGATTCCAATGGGAAAATGATGACTCCTATTGCATCTCTATATGTTGAGGATCCTAGAAAGTTAATTCTTGGAGAAGGTCCTGGTGGTAGAATGAGATATGTTCGAGTATCTTATGATGTTCATGAAATAGATTTAAACGCTATGAATCCATCTTTATTCACTAGTAGCGAAGAGCATCAAAGTGGTATTCCTTTTTTCTATACTCCACAATTTGGCGGATTTTTAGGACTTGGAAGGTTACAAAGTTCTATATCTAGTTTATTTAAATCAAATTCAAGACGAGAAGTTGAATATGTAGTATATGAAGATTATGAAATTGATCATATTAGATATAGACACGTTCCTGGCGAAAAAATCGCAATGCCTCCTTTCTGGCCAACACTTAATGATATAGATAGTCTTAGACGAATAGAAGAGAACATTGAATTACTTGTTTATAATTATGGTCATCCAATCTTACATGCTAAGGTTGGAGAGAGTACTATGCCAGGCGATGATAGCGAAGTATTAGCGGTTCAATCTAAATTAGAAGAAATGGAATCTAATGGATTTATTGCAACTAGCAATAGAGTTCTTATTGATATGATTGGCGCTGAAAGCTCTGCTCTTAGAGTTGAAGCATATTTAAAATACTTCCAACAAAGAGTACTTACTGGATTATGGTTATCAGAAGTAGCAGTAGGAATAGGCGATACTTCTAATAGATCTACTGCCAATGTACTAGATAAGCTTGCTCAAGAAAAGGTTAGAGAATTACAATCTATATTTGTTAATCATATTAATAACGTATTTATAGAACTTCTATTAGAAGCCGGCCTAGATATAGGCTGGATTTTAGACCCTGAAAATATACCATGTTTTGAATTCAATGAAATTGACCTAGAAGGTAAGATTCGTAAAGAAGCTCATATTATAAACCTATGGCAAGGTAATATGATTACTAGTGCTGAAATGAGAGCAGATTTAGGTAGAGATCCATTAACTCCAGAGCAATTACAAGATACCTATTTAGAGAGAGTTTCCATACCTTTAGCTGAAGCTGGAAAAACTGATCCTATGTCATCCAGCGCTAAAACTACTCAAACCAATACTGCCCCTAAGAATCAGAATGGTACTGCTGGTCCCAAGAAGGGCATTAATAGAAGCTCAATAGATGATGATAGTATTCTATGGTAAATTGACATAGATTAAATAAAAACGATATAATTATATTGAGGTTGACAAATGCCAGATTCATTAGATTTAGCAATTAAAAATACTGACGAAAATTCTCTCATTAAAATTACCGATTTTTTAAATCTAGATACAGCTACATACGTCTCCAAAAGAGGACGTAAAGAAACTATTATTCTAGATGCAATGAGTCGCGAAGTTGGATCCAACGAAGCGCTCTTTACCTCACTAGCTGAAAAAATAAAAAAGCAATATGATAAGCCAGTTCTTATTGGTGCATCTGATGCTACTCATTATGGATTTGTTAATTCCAACTATTGTTGGTATAGCATGGACTCAATTGATGGAAATGCTAAAACGTGGATAGTTAAAACTGCTAATGGAAATTGGGGAAGACCAGTTCAAGTTGACCATACTGATGAACAGAAAGATGTTATTGGTAGAGTATATGCAGCAACTCCTTTTAAATATGAAAAGCCAAATGAAAATAACCTAGATGTACCAGATGGACATATTGAATTGATTTGGGTTATTCCTGATGAAGAAGCTATTGAAAAAATAGTTGATGGAAGAATGCGAACAGTAAGTGTTGGAGCAGGAGCTAAACCTAATTCAGTGCAATGTTCTATTTGTGGAATGTCACCTCGTTCTATGGAATGTACTCATATGCGTGGAATGGAATATGATATGGCAGATAGTGGAGAAAAGAAATTAGCATATTGGGTTTTCCATAAGAAAGACTATCAAGAAGTTTCCTTTGTATCAAGACCAGCAGATACAAGAGCAGTTCAAAAACGATTTTCTATTATTAATATTGATGGTAAAGAACAAGATGACAAAGATGCAATTCGAAAAGTAAATGAGCGATCTTCATTTTCTATTGGAATTGGACATGCAAATAAAGATAAAGTAATCACTGGAATTGTAGATCTCTTCGGAGATTCCCTTACAAACGACTTACTCATTTCCAGAGATTCTATTGTAGATGAGTCAGTAAAGATCGCATCTTCCCAATCATCAGAAACCGGACACAAGAGTTCTGCAAATACACAAATACCAGCTCAAAATACTGGTACCAAGATTGATGATTCCGAAGAAGACCAGGCAAATGTTCAGACCGCTGCAGTCGGATTAATCCTAGACATGTTAGAAAACAATTCAATAGATTTAAAGGCAGCAGTTGATGCAGCTTTTTCTATTGGAAATTTTTACATACCTCTTAAGATTAATAAGATCAAAGATGAAGTTGTTAAACATTTAGGTAGGTATCTAAACCATATCAATTCTCCTATTTCTCCAGACAATAAGCCTAATCTACAAGATTATGTTTTTGCTGGTCCAATGAGAACTCTACCTATTATTGATAAACATCATGTTGTTGCAGCTAATGCGTTAATGGATGCTTATCTTGGATGTGACAAGACAAGAGTAGCTACAACCATACAGCGCAAAATGAGCGCCCTAATTGGTGATAAGATGCAAAATAATCTAAATAAGGAGGATAAGACAGTGAGCAATTTTACTTTTGATTCAGAAGAAGCTCTACTTGCTAGTGCTCCAGTTCAAAAGGCTCTTGATAAAGTCAAGACTGAAAATGAACAGGCCCTAGATAAAATTAAGAAAGAGTTTTCTTCGCAAGAAAACAAGTTCAAAACAATTGCTGTCGATGCCATCATTAGCGCATCCTTGAAGCTTGGGAAACCATTGACGGTCCAGCTTTCAAGTTTAAGCGGAGACGAAGCAGTCAAAGAACGAAAAAATATCAGTGATAGACTGCAAAACAGGAGCTTCGACTCTTTGGTTGATTCAGTTAATGATTACAACGAGGAATTAGAACATAAGAAGATAGCGGACTCGTCTGCTGCTTCTGTTGCATCTGATCCAAACCAAGGGAAATTAGAGGCTGCTCTTAATCAGAGCAAAGACACTGTACCAGCACCAGCAGCTGCACCCGCAGCAACTGTAGCTGATACTGCATCTTCTACTGACACAGCTACTACTGATACTACAACAGCGGCACCTGATGCTTCAACCGCTGCACCTGCTAACGCAAGTGCGACAGCTTCTGCACCTAAACCTGCAGAAACAATTAATCAGGCCGATGCTACTGCAGCTGCAGCAGCAACTGGAACAGAAGTTCCAGCCGCAGATGACAAAATTAAATCCATTCTTAAAGCTATTACTAAAGCTTCTAAGAAATAACCTATACGGAGGAAAACAAAAATGCGTTACGATGAAATGTCAATCAATTTGAGCGCCGATAAAGCTAAACGCTTAAACGGTGTTCAGAAGCCAATTGACTCAACCTTTTTATACTCCGATATCACTTGGGGATTCGAATGTTCAGAAGGCGACAGGCCAGCTGATCCCTTTCTACCTAACAGATATGCACCAACGGTGCGTGTCCTTAAGAAGGTAACACTTCAGGAGAAGGGCGTCGTTATTCCTAGAGGAACAATAATCAGTGCACTTCCAGTTATGAATCAGAACTACTATTGGAGAACAGCTTCAACTACTGTTGTTCCAGGTAGTGGTCAGACTCTTTCTGGTCAGCTTGCACTTGGTATCGGTTACGATGGCAATGCTCTTTTAGCAGATGTCGAAGATATGATTGAAGGCTATGACAATATCCGCCTTGCAGCAGAAATTGCTAATGGTGGAGTTATAGCTAAAGATAAATATATTGCACATGACGTTACTCGTGGTCGTGTGAATTCAGCAGGCGTTTTAGTTACTACTAATGATACATTCAGTAGAGTTGCTAATATTCCTATTGGTTTCACAACTGAAGATACCTTCATGTGGGATGCTGGTAACAAGTTAAATTTCAATGAAATTTCTTGGACCCCATTCAGAAGCTATGCTACTGACTACTTTGTTGAGATGCCTTATTGTGCAGATGTTAGTACTTATGCAATGACAATTGCATTTAGTTCTGGCGCTCAAACAATGGGTGCAGGTTATGCCGCAGCTCACGCTCTTGGCATGCCTTTCTTAACAGCTGCTACTACTCTTAATACCTCAAATCAGAATGGCGGATCATTAGCAGACATGCTTATTGGTACTTTCATTGCTCCTGATGCAAATGGTAAGTTTAGAGTACAGTATGCTGCAGCAACTGCAGTTGGAGCAGCTGGATATAAAACTGCTCAGACAGTTGGTAAGCTTGCAAGCTTCACTAATAAGTTCCCAGCAGACCTAGAAGGTCTTGTTGAGACTTTCCACACAACCAAGACAGGTGGTACAGCTACTTATGGTATCCAGTACAACTTGTTTGTGTTCTTACGAGCTATTCTTCTAGCTGTCATTGGTAGCGAACCTACCTATGCTGACTATAGAGATGCTCTTGATTCCGGCAAGTTTGGTATTGCTAGAATCAATCTTCATGTGGCATAAGGAGTAACTCATGGCGAACGAACTAGAAAAATTACAATTAAAAGCTCTTGCCAGAGATGTTGCTAATGCCATTGTGTTGAATAATGGTATTATGACAGATGAGAACGGTGACGAACTTACAGTTAATATGAGAGATATGCTTCGCAAGGAGGATCTTGTTCCTCTTATGCCAGAACAGATCACACATGTAATGCTCGAAGAAATCGAACCTGCTTCTGTTATTTATAGCAATTTCTTCTCTGAAGTAATGGCTACCGAAACACAGCAATCACTTATGATCCATAACATTGGTCCAGTATCTGTACAGCCTCTTGGCGAGTACGGTGAATATCCTGAAACCAATCTTTCAATGGATACAAGCGGTTACGAAATCAATCTAAGAATGCAAAAGTATGGTCTTGAGCTTCGCGTTCACGAAGACGTTCTCAACATGAACCTTGTTCCTGTTGTGTCTATGTGGATGGCTCGCGCAAGAAATGCTTTCATTCGAAACAGAGAAAAACTAGCTATCCAGGAACTTAAGAAACATGGTATCGTTGTTTTCGACAATGATAATCCTTCTAACTACACACACGAAGTTAAGTCCTATTCAGGTCGTAACATCGCAGGTGTAGCTAATGGAACCATGAGCCTTAACGATCTTATGGAAGTGTATGTCTCAGCCCTTCTTGAAGGTTTCACTATCGATACAATCGCTATGAACCCACTTGCATGGCAGACATTCATGGTTGACCCAGAAATGAGAGAAATTGTTCTTAACAACAATACTGTTGTTACTTACAAGGCTCCTAATGGTTCAGCTGCCCTAGGTCGCTACAAGGAACTTGAGGGACTTATGAAGCTAGGTCTTCCATGGAGCAAAGGCGCTGGTAACCCAACCCTTGGTCCTGAAGCTGCAAAGCTTGGACAGAATCCTTATGCAATGACTAAGGCTCTTCTTGGAATGACTCTCAATATTCCTCCTCGTTATTTCCCAACTCCTCTTACTATCGTTGTTTCACCTTTCGTTCCTGTACGTCAGGTTGGTAACACAATGGTAACAGATATCTTCTTTGCACAAAGTGGCGAAGCTGGTATTGTGTTGAGAGATGGTGAGCCTGTTGTACGTGAAATCGCTCTTCCTGAGAAGGAAGCAATGGTTATTCGTATGAGAGAAGGTCTTGGATTTGGCGTGCTCAATCTTGGTAAGGCAGTAAGAATTTGCCGAAACGTTGTTGTTGACAGAAACTATGTTTTTGAAAACTACAATTCGGTATCTCTTTCTGAGATAACAAGATCTGACAGTCAGGGACCTTTCTAAGCTAAGGCTTAGCGAGACTAGACTAAAATAACAAAGAGCGGGATGTCTTCGGATGTCCCGCTCTTTAAAATAATAAAGGAGATTTAAGATGGCTAAAGAAATAGAAACAATTTATTTTAAACTTGGTAAGAAGAACGCTATTTTCAGGACTGATAATGGCGATGTAGATTTAAGCGTCTTTAGTGGAAAGACTACTGGCGAACTTACTTCTGATAGCGGAAGCTATAAGCAAGTAATGTATGCAATTAAAATTGGAATACTTGAAAAGCTTAAAGACAAGCCTTCAGGTAAAGCAGAGAAGCCTAAGGAAATTGATATTACTTCATTGCAAGATGATATTGCTGAACAGAATCAGAAAGCAATTAATCTTCTTAAAGCTACCAAGAAAGAAGATCTTCTTGAGAAGATTCCTAGCATGAAGAATATTAATCTCGTTGCGCGTCTAATCGAAAACGAATCTCGTGGAAAGAACATTAGTAAGAGAAAGAGAGATGATGTTCTTACTGCACTTAAGGTTCGTCTAGAATCACTCAAGAAAGAATTAACTTCTACTGGTATGGTTGCTACATCTGAAGAAGGTGCTGCATATAAAATCAAGAAAGAAGACGATTCATTCTAATTAATGAAATACGATGGCTGTAACTGTTCTTAGCGTTTCGCCACAGAATAATGATAATGGCGTATATCGCGATCCTATCATACGTATTGAATTTAGTGAAGAATTAGCTAATACATATTTAACATCTGAATTCTTCAAAGTTTATATACAACCTGGTTGGACCGGAACAGTTCAGCTATCTATTACAAAAGATTTAACTAATCCCAAAATAGTAAAACTAGTCCCATTAATGACCCTAGCTGCTAATCAAGCATATGCTATCTGGGTAATGGGCGATAAGAATTTAGCTGACGCTACAATTACTGGAGTTCAATCTATACTAGGAAATGGTATGAGTAATCATACTATTTCATATTTTACTACTGGAAGTTTAACTTCCACTGAAGCTGCTGCTCCAGCAGAGATTGGTGGATATAATCCAGTTCCTAGTTCAAGCACAACTACTCTTACTCCTGCTGATATTCAGGCCCTAGCAAATGCTAATTCATGGCTTGATGTTTTAAAAACAAAACCAGCTGATGGGGATATTAATATATCTGGTCTATCAAGTATAATAGTTTACTTTGATAAGCCAATTATGACTTATGGTAATATAGACGAAATAGTTACTATTACTGCAGAAGACTTTGTATTTGGAGTAGATCCTGCAATACCAACAATATTAGATGTTACTACAGTATCAAATAGACTTATTATTACTACGGATGATTATATATCTACAAATACCCAGTACACTGTAACTATATTAGCAGAAGGTGTATCTGGTTTACCAATCAATGGAACTCAGGAAGGTCTTCCGGTTGATTATTCATTTAGTTTTAATACAGTAATATGTCCATCTTGTAGCACTCCTTCCTTAGTTAGATTTAGAGGAGGCGCTCTTATTCCTAATAATGTTCCTAATAATATTATCTCTAGATATATTTTAGAAGCTAGTATGTGGGCAATAGAAACTACTGGTGCTCCAATGGTTTCTGGTTCGTGTTGTCCAGATGGACTTTCAGATTTAGTTACTTGTAAAGTAATATATGATATTGC